ACGCCCTTCGTGGGCTCATCACGGCCGAAGAGGCCCAGGACTACCAGCACGAGCCGGCCCGCGAGCCCGTGGTGGTGCGTCCGAAGTTCCCGTCAACCGAGAGTCGCCCGGCGGCCGTGGAGCGCGGCCACGCCCCTGCAACAGCCGTTGATAGCCACGCGCAGCAGACGGCACAGCCGCCGGCCCTCTCGGCCAATGAGGACCAGATGCAACGGTCCCGCCTCGCGGTTAACCGTGCGAAGACGGTGGCCGAGCTCGAGCGGTTCCGCAGCATCACCGAGGAGCGTCTGAAGTCGGGGGCGTACACGGCGTCGCAAGCCGACGAGTTGTTCAACCTCATCGACAACAAACTCGATTGGCTGACCAGCGAGGACAACGGCCAGGAGTTCGCCCACGAGGCGGCCGCCACGGAGAACGCGTCGTGAACGGCTGGCCCACCTTCGATGACGTTGTCGCGTACCTCCGCGAGCACGGCAAAGCCGACATGGCGACCGTTGCCAGTGGAATGCGTGATGAGGCGCAACGTTGCCGCAAGGCTGCGGAGACGAGCCTCAAGGCGTACCACGAACTCAAGCTGAAGTACGAGCCACCGGCAGCAACGCCAGGGTGGAGGAGTTACCAAGCCAAGACGGAGTCGAGCGACTGACACAGCCGGCACGCCATTGCCACAGCGGCTCACCTGGCCGCATTGGTCGCCACGCGGTGAGTGGCGAGTAACCACCGCAGTCGCAGCCGACCTCCATCGGTGATGCGACCGAACGCCCCACGTCACGGGGCCAATACAAGGAGGAGCGTGAGAGATGAGTGAAAGGAAACAGTCGATGCGTGACAAGGATTTAGACAACGCTGTTCTGGCGGATTTATACGAAAAGGCCGTCGCCAGGCTAGAGGCCATGGATTCATGCGATGGCGGCGAGACTCCGCAAGTTGCGATTGTTACGGCAATATTCGCGTTATCTACAGGCCTGTGCAGGACTAAGTGCGAAGACGATTGCGTGTGGGATTCATACGCAATGCTCGTAAAGGCAGTGCGGCAGTTGAGCGGCCGAGACATCGGCGCTCCGCAGCACTTGACGACTGCGGCAAGGTAGGCCCGGGGCCAGAACACCACGCAAGGAGGCACACATGCCGCAGGTTTTTGAAGACATCATCGTTGACGCCGAGATCGCCGCACTGATCCCGCCGCTGTCGGCCGAAGAGCGGCAACAACTCGAAGAGAACATCGTCGAGCACGGCGGCGCTCGCGACCCGCTGGTGGTGTGGGCCAGCAAGGGAACGCTCACGCTGCTCGACGGCCACAACCGCTACGAGATTTGCACGCGGCTGGCGTTGCCCTTTGACATCGAGGAGCTGCGGTTCAGCGACCGCAGCCACGCCGAAGAGTGGATCATCCGCAATCAGTTCGGCAGGCGGAATCTGTCGGCCTACGTGCGGACGCAGTTGGCGTTGCGGCTGGAGGAGACGATTGCGGCCAGAGCAAAGGCCAAGGAGCGCGACCGAAAAAGCGCGACTTGTCAGAAATCTGACAAGTCACTGCCGGCAATCGACACAAAAAAAGAAATCGCCAAGGTAGCCAACGTCTCGCACGACACCGTTGCAAAGGTCAAGAAGATCGACGCCGCCGAGAAGGCTGGCAAGGTTGACGCCGAGACAGTCGCCAAGCTGCGAACTGGCGAGGTGTCGATCAACCGTGTAGTTCGTGACCTGAAGGAACAAGAGGCGTCCGCCAAGCGGCAAGAGCAGAAGGCCGCAGCGGTTGCCAAGCGTCAGTCTGTTGACGGTCTTTATCTCGGCGACTTTCGCAAGATCGGCGACAAGATCCCCGATGCGTCCGTTGATCTGATTTTCACCGACCCGCCGTACGACCGCAAAGCCATCGAGCTGTACGACGGCCTTGGTGAGTTCGCAGCTCGCGTGCTTCGACCAGGCGGAAGTCTGATCGCCTACGTCGGTCAGATTCAACTGCCAGATGCGGTGGCAGACCTATCGAAGCATCTTCGCTACTGGTGGACGTGCTCCTGCTACCACAGCGGTCCGTCGCTCCTTCGGATGAACGAGTACGGCATCGTGAACGGCTGGAAGCCGATGCTGTGGTTCGTCAAGGAAACACGTGGCGACAAGACCACTTTCGTCAACGACGTTGCGACCGGAAGCCGCGAGAAGTCGCACCACGAGTGGCAGCAGTCTGAAGCAGAAGCCCGTTACTTCATCGATCTGCTGACAGAGCAAGACGGTTTTGTTGTCGATCCATTCTGCGGTGGCGGGACGACTCCGGTTGCTTGCGTCGGGCTTGGTCGAAAGTGGGCCGCGTTTGAGATCGACGAGGCGAATCTTGCTCGCGCCAGCGAGCGAATCAAGGAGGTGATCAAGTGACAAGAGACAGACTGTTCGGATCCGACGTTCCGTTTATGTCCTGGTGCAGGTCGTGCGACTTGCTCCCCTCATGGTCAACCGACTGCGGGTGGGTGCAGACAGACGTTGATTCATTTATTCATCGTTACCTCACGTGCGTTGACAGCCAGGGCACGCGGGAAGTCCAGCCGATGATGGAGATTGAGGTCAAGACGCGATCTGGAAATCTCACGAGCAGCCAGGTTGATACATACAGAAAAAAGCACGCCACGACCATTCCGTGCCTGAAATGGAAAGGGCAAACGCTTGTGAACTATGGCGTGTCATTTGTTCGCATGGACGGATCTAGTCCTGCTGATTCTCAGTGGCTCATGTGGGGCCGATTTAAGCCATCAGCGTGCTTTGATGTTGTCTGGCACGACATCAACATCGCTCAGCTGATTCGGCTGCTTCGGTTTGAACTGCACCCAGAAACGCTTGCCGAGAACACTTTCAGGCGACACCACAAGACGCGTTCGATAGTGGTGGCCGAGGCTACTGCCCTAGGCTTCGTTGCCGAACGTGAACTTTTAACTCGCAGTTAGGAGGTCAGCAGATGCCAGCTAACTGGCACGAACAACGCCGCCGCGAAGAGTTATCGGAACGGCTGCGTGAGCAGGAAGCGAAGCGTGACGAGACGCTCGAGCAGTGCGTCATTGCCTACCACGCCCACCGTGTGTCTGGCGGTCAGAGCCGATGGGCCGACTTCCGAATCGACTGGTACAAGCTGCACGGCTACGAACTGAAGGTGACGGATGGCCGCTGAGTGGTTCCCCGTAGACGTATCGCTCGACACAAAGCCCGAGGTTCAGGAGCTCGTTGACCTTACCGGCGAGCCGGTGGAGGTGATCGTCTTCCGGCTGCTCAAGCTCTGGGGCTGGGTGCAACTGAACACGGCAGACGGCCGGTTCCGCTCGACGCCTTCCCGCCTGGGCCGGATTTGCGGTGGCGAAGCCGCGTTCTGGGAGGCGGTGGCCGCTGTCGGCTGGATCGTCTTCGACGGCGAAACCGCCCAGATTCCCAAATGGGAGGAGCGTTTCGGCGGTGCCGCCAAGCGGCGAGCCCTGAAAAACAGGCGTCAGGACAAGTGGAGGCGCACCGGAGGCGCACCTGTAGACGCTGGTGTAGACGCGTGCGAGGCGCAGGTGCGTCTACAAGCGCGTCTACCACAGGACATAACAGAACAGGACAGAACAAGAGAAGAAATACAACCGGCTGCGCCGGTAGCTACGAGCGATCCGCCGAAGCGGCGGAAACGCTCGCAGCCCCCCGATGCCGTTTCGTGGACTGCTGACGCAGGGTGGACGGGCATCACGGACGCCGACAGGCAGGAATGGCGTCTGGCGTACCCAGCGTGCGATCTGGCGGCAGAACTCGCCAAAGCCACGTCTTGGCTCAGGGCGAACCCAGCAAAGGCTCACAAGAGCAACTGGCGGCGTTTCCTTGTGTCCTGGCTGACTCGATCACAGGACCGTGGCGGGACGCACCGCGAGCCAGGCAGGCGGCCAGACGAGAAGCCGCCACCGAAGGCATGGCGGGACGAGTACCGCCCCGCACAGTACCGCAGCCCCAAGGAAGTCGCCGCGCTTGCGGCCGGAATGAAACTCAAGGAGGAGGATCTATGAGCGAGACCACCACGCAACCCGCACTCACTGCCCGCCAGGCGGAAGTGCTCGATTTCATCCGCCAGAACTCTGGCTACTACGGCCCGGCGATCCGCGAGATTGCCCGGCAGTTTTTGTTCGCGTCGCCCAACGGCGTCATCTGCCACCTCAAAGCGTTGGAACGCAAGGGATACATCCGGCGTCGCCCTGGCATCGCTCGTGGAATCGAGGTGGTGTCATGAGCCGCCGCAAGCCTTCCCCGCAAGCCGTCGCGGATGTCTGCCTTGCTTCGGCGTGGCGTGACGAGATTGACGATGAGTCGAGAATCCTGCTTGAGCAGGCCCACGACACGATCGTCTCGCTGATGGCTCGCCTGGTGGCCACGTCGAAGATTCTCGAAGTGGTGGAAGCCGAGATGGCGTCGCATAAGTTTCCGCTGCTCGGTGATGAAGACCCGGGGATGGCGCTATGACACTCGAGCAATTCGCCTTGATTTCACTGGGCCACATAAGTCTCGCCTGCACGTTCGTGCTTGGCGTTTTGGTTGGTTGTTCTCTCTCAAAGAAAAGGATTTCCCATGGTCGCAACGAAGGAACGTCGCAAGACTGGTGGC